GCACGGTGGATACCGGACCAGTAGGGCCAGTCGGACCGGGTACAGTTGAATCAGCACCGGTCGGACCAGTAGGACCGGTTGGGCCGGGTACAGTGGAATCAGCACCGGTCGGACCGGTTGGACCCGGTACAGTTGATACCGGACCAGTAGGGCCAGTTGGGCCGGGTACAGTGGAATCAGCTCCGGTCGGACCAGTTGGACCAGTAGGGCCAGTCGGGCCGGGTACGGTGGACACAGGGCCAGTAGGGCCGGTTGGACCTGTAATCCCGATATCGCCATCAAGACCCGTAGGACCAGTAGCACCAGTGGCTCCCTGAGGGCCTAAATTCGTTCTGGAAACTCGTTTCGTGGTACCGTTTGCTGAGTCTGTGGTATCGCTAACATCTACCACCGGTATCCAGTCCCCGTCCGCAGGTGTCTCGTCAAGTAACGTCAGCTCGGTGATCTTCTTCTTCAAACCTGACACCAGGATTAGAGTACAAAATTACTCTCCCTCTAATCCCTCACAATATGTCTTAATTATACAATCAGAAGTCTTATTATTCAATTGCGTACCGCGTCCACAAGGAATATCTTGGAAGCCCCCCCGCTCCCCATCTCCCAACGCCCGTTATCCTTGTTCCAACCAAACACAACCAAATAATCCAAACGGAAAAACTTGCCGTACCTCTCCTCTACGGCATCACCATCAGGAAACATCCGGAGATGTGCAGGATCGTCAAAGCTAGGAACGGAAAATATCACCCGTTGCCCCGGCGGGATTTTTCGTATCACGGCCAGGTCGTCAACGTGTTCAAACACCTCGGTAAACACCCAAACGTCAGCCTTTACGCTTTCAGGGTCATCCAATAAGCTATACATATCCCCAAACCGAACTCGGTCATCACCGGCAATCTCCACGGCCCTCTTGCTGAAATCATACCCACGATAGTCATCTATCAAACGCCGCAACTCTGCCGTTCCACACCCAAAATCAACCACACTCTTTCCGTCCACACGCTTAGCAACAGTTTCGTAAATCTCCTCATACCGAGACATATCCGCTGACCCCCCAAATATCCCGTCATACCAACCAGCTCCCTTCTCTTTCTTTTCAACAGTTCTGTTAAATAATACCCCGGAATTGTCTGAACCACCCGCAAACTCTTTCCACCGCCTACTGTTGATGGGTCCCGTTATCTCAGCCATAAACTCAACGGCCTCCCTGAAATGAGTGTTTATCCTAATAGCCCCCAGACACGCCTCCTGAGCCTCCAGAAGCATCTTCTTCTTCCAGTAGCACCGAGATAGCTGCAAATACGCCTCCGCCATCTGAGGACCCCAAGAAGGCCTCTCCAGGTATATCTTGTAATGCTTGATGGCGTTATCCCAATCCTTGCGGTACATATACTCACGAGCTAGATAAAACCTCTCCCTTACCAACCCCGGATCCCTCTCTATCTCCTTCCTTAATATCCGAAACGACCTGTTCGGATCCAGCTTGTGAGCAGGAGAATACCCGTATGTAACCGTAACACCAATCATCCGAAAATTCCCGATGGTTAAATGGTTGTGAATAGCCCCCTTCCACCTTACTCTTGGATCGTTCCGATACAAACGGGGAGAGTTAAACGTCTCCCTCTTCCCCTCCGCACTCACCGTCACACCAAGTGCCAACTCATCCCCACTGGCCTTTTCAATTTCTTCTCGGATCTTCTCCATTCCACCTTCCTCAAGCACCTCGTCCGCATCTATTGTAAATATCCAGTCTCCGGTACATTTTGATAGAGAGTGGTTTCTAGCCTGTGCAAAATCATCTTGCCACTCGTAGTCGGTAAACACCTTATCCGTGTATCTCTTGGCTATCTCCACAGTCGTATCCGTAGATCCCGTGTCACACACCACTATCTCGTCTGCTCCAGCAACCGAATCCAGACACCGAGAAAGTAGGGCCTCTTCGTTTTTTACTATCATTGAAACAGACAACCTGGTCCCCATGTATACACTCTTCAGTAAATATTATTAAACAAGAATCAGCTACCGGTACTACTTAACAAATGGACACACAAATACGTCATGTCACTCTCTATGTTCCTGTTAACACCGGCATAATGTATAACGTATAGTTCCAAATAACTCTCCGCATCCATATATACAACAGCAGGAACAGAATCAACCATAAACGCGATATGTGACGAATGTGATCCCCCCTTACACTTTCCATATTGTGCACCGTTAACATACAACATACCGTGATAGCTTTTGTCTGCGGTAACACCAGCGTTGACAAAGCCAACCTGACCAACAACCAAATAGTACCCACTTATAGGAGCCGTGAATTTGTAGTCCGCAAAGTTTCCTCCAGCATCATACAGCTCAGAATCAAGGAGTATCTTGGTTGCGGTCGCCGTTGCAACATCCTCCTGATCTGCCGACAAATACGCATAACACTTACTCTGTACATTCAGCACCTTACCGTCAGCACTTCCGCCATCCGTAATGTTCAACTCAGCCGTGGTCGCCGTAACACCGTCCAGCTTGTTCAGTTCAGTCGCAGTCGCTGTAACCGCAACGTTCTCGTTTATCCTAGGAGAGGTAAGCGTCTTATTTGTAAATGTCTCCGTTCCCGTAAGACTTGCCGCCTTGTCGGTTCCAGTCACCCCAGATAGCTTGTAATCATGACTTGTCGTGACCGCACTACCATCTTTTCCAACCTTCGCTTCAAGTGCCTCCACCGCGTCGTTTACATCCGCATGCTGCGATGCATGTGACGGACTGCTTCTCTTGTCATTCGCGTCCGGATTGGCAAACGTGTCTATATTTGTAGGAAAACTTATTGCCATCTATATATCGTCAACTTTATTCCAATCGGTATCCGTTTCTCCATCATACGGATCTGTCACACTGTCATATGTATCCCCCGATTCATCGTATTCAAGATTTACCCCGTACACGTTCTCAAAATACCAATCAGTCTCAGAGTCGGTTGTCTTCCCCCACCGATCGCCGTGCTCTATCATGATGTAATCGTCCCCCTCAGTCATCAGCCAGTCCAAATCCTCCGTTGACAGAAAGGCCTCCTCCTGACAAAACACCCTGGTATAGTCGGTGCTCTTGTCTGTAACATCGCTCCAACTTGTACTTACATCTGTAACGTCGCTCCAAGCGGTTGCCATTACAAAGTCCTAACAATTACCGTATCGTGACCATCCAGGTTCCTCTCTATTACCTCGTCCTTCATCGTCTCAAGCTCGTAATGAAACTCCTCCATCGTTACTTCTGCCTCGGTCTTCAACCCTAGCTTGTACTTCCCCTTCGCTACCGCGTATAACAAGGGAACGTGGTCGTACCCAACCGGTAAACTAGGGGTATCCGCATCAGCACTCATGTCGCCAGGGTCTTCTATGTATTCCAACCACAACCCGTTTGTTAACGCACTACCAGGCTCAGGGAATATTCGTATCTGGTTCCCAGTTACGTAATACAACGGAGCCCCCTCGCTGAAGGTCAAGTCAGGGTCGTTTATCTGGTTCACGTCTATCCGCTGCGCCTTCTCCCTGTCATCCGCACTGTCAAACCCGACCTCCACACGAACAACCTTCCTACAATCCGAAGGCAGCGCATAATACGACTGCCCTGAAACCAGGTTTGCCTTTGTCAATCTCATCTGGAAATTCTGTCCCATCGCTACCACAGAGTTTCGGGCCTTCTGATACCCGATATTCAACCAGGCCTTTACCTCGGTATTCGTAACCGTGCCGGTATCGTCCGAAACGTCCTGGTTAAGCATCTCGCCAACCCTCGTTACCATTGTGCTGTACGCCATCGCCATCTCTGTTTGATGATCAACTGATCATCCCTCAATATGTCCCCTCATTCGTCTTATATTATATCAGATTCCACACCCTTTCTACCAACTACACCGTCGTATACCTCCTTGTAAATATCCACCACCTTCGGCGCCCAATCTGCGAGATCCCGCTCGTCTCTTACCCAGTCATACGCGTTATCCGAGAGCTTCTTTCTCAACTTCTCATCCTTGATAAGCCGCTCCAGTTGCTCGGCAAACTCCTCCTGAGTCTCGTACATCAAGCCGGTCTCCCCCTCCTTGACTACCTCCTTGTACGGAGTCATCCGCTTGACCAGACACGGCACCCTCAGAGCCGCAAACTCAGAAAACTTTATCTCGCTCTTAAACGTGTTGAACTCTAGGTCCTGCAGCGGTATAACCGCTATGTCCAGATCAAACATCTTCATCCGATACCCGTGCGCCTGGAAATCTATCCACGGATACACTCGCACTCTGTCTAGCACCCCCTTAAAAAACACCTCATAAAAAGAACCAACCGAGTAATACACGGTGTTCTTGTGCTTCTTGAGAGCCTTGGCAATTTCAGGACCCACTTCCTGGAAGTCTCCCATGTGAGATATACCACCCTGCCAGCCTATCCTCAACTCGTCTCCCTTCAAACGATCCCGAACCTCAACATCCGGATAATACTGAAAATCTATACAGTTCGGTATCACCTCCGAGTTGCCACTATACTGAGACCACAAGCCCGCCAGGCGAGCTGTAGGGGCTGTAGTTAAGTCCGCACTCTCCAAGCCGTACTCAAGATCAACCATCTTGTGTCGGTTCCTAAACTTGTCAAATCCAGGAGTTATCCCAGATAACCATAACGGCTTCTGACCCTCCTTTGTATCCGCATACACGTCTTCTATACCAAAATCCACATAGTGTTCGTTGCTTGGCTGCACAATGAACGTGTTGTCGTCATGGTCAAACACTACCGCGTGCTTATCAGGATATTGACCGCGAATAACCTTCAGAAATTCCTCGTTTCCACGGCGTACCAATAACACGTGGGCGTTGTCTATGGCCAACTGTAACTCTTCCTCGGTGTTGTTGCTCTCAATAACATAGGTGGAGGCCAGCCCCTGCTTGTCTATCTCCCGAAGTAACTGCCTAACCCGATACCAGCCGCACCCGCCCTTATCGGTAGCAAGCGCCAATATCCTAAAGGCGTCCCCCTTCTGTAACTCCCGCATCTTCCTGCGATAATGCGGATGAGTCTCATACGGATTGCTACCCGGCTTGATAAATGTATCAACTGCTCTAGCCATGAAAAAACTCCCTCAACTTATATGCTCTCCGTCTTCACGAATATCCACGGTGCAAACACCTTCTTGAACAGCTTCCTGTCTTCCTTCAAAGTCTTCTCCCCAAACGTGTTGCACGCATTGTTATAGACATCGGCCGGTATCCTACCAATCCACCTTCGGCTCTTATCTTTACTCCACCCCTGATTGAATTGCTGATCCTTGCGAATATGATCAATATGCCGACGGAACTCCTTGTCGTTAGTTACACTAAACAACTGAGACCGCCGCTCACGCTCAACCTCCCGCACCACCGAGTCTACTATCTCCCCCGTGGTGGGTATTTTGTTTTTTCCATACGAAATCGCATACGACATGTCTATCTCCTACTAATAAACGGTGTGTAAGGCACACCACTCCCCTACACTGAGTAAGAAAGTGTGTAGGAACTTCCATTTACGCTATTGCGCTATGAGGTTGAAAGCTCTTGGATCTTTCCACTTGCAGCTTCGTTGTAGCTAACGAGAGAAATCTCTCCTACAACAGCGCCACGAAGTGAGTCCGCAGCTTTCGCAACCTCCTCTGACTTAAACGGCCGTAATACAGCCACCGCCCATTTGTCCTTCTCAAGGGCAACAATCTTGTCTGTAGGCATATACCTATCAAGCACGATCGTCTGAAGCCCGAAATCCGACTCGTACACATCCACAGAAGCGACAAGTTTCTTGTCCTCTGCATCTATGTTGCGCGTAGACGGGGTGGAGAAAGCACTAATCTTTCTCTTCTGCCATCCGTTTGCATAGGTCGTATCCGGGTTTCCACCCTGGTTATAGACATCCTGGAGCAGGTCGTTGTACATGGTCTCCGTAAGAGCTTGGGTCCCTGTACCAGAGCCAGTCTCAACAGTAGTCGTGATGAAACTCACGACACCCTTGAGTTCTCTAGCAGTACCCGAAGCACCGGAGTTACCGGTTCCGTTGACGATTGCATACTCAGCATCTCTAGCTATCTCCTTCAAAGCGTTCTTCATGCGATGAGCGTATTCGCTCTCCACACCCGCCTTGTCAATCACTTCCTGAGTTCCGGAAATTTCCAGAGTCTTTCTAAGAATCTGGGTGTAGTTTCCTTCCCTTGTCCGTGCCGTAGGAGTTGTAAAGCTATAGTCCGCACCTTCAATCTGTGCGTTGCTGGCAGCAGAAGCCAACGACTCTTTCATCCATTCAACGTATGTTGCCGAGGCTTTAACTTTCTTAAAGCCCGAAAACATAGGGGTCTCTACAGGACTGATGTTTGTCTAACGTGTTACCGTGCAAGTATTTCTCAAGCACTTCACCGCATTGCTGCGATGTACAGACTATGTTATCTCTTTCGAGCGGGACATTAGTGGGGATTATATTTATTCACCCCTAGTCGTTACACGCGCCCGGAGAGCCTTTCGCTATCTCTCCCGCTGGCTCGGCGTTATCCCGGAGGGACTTTCGCCGAATTAGCCCCGTTTGCATATCTCACGTTTACTTGCCATGCTCCTCTTTATGACAATAAAAGCAAAGTAATTCACCGTTGTTTGCGTCATACCTTTTATCGGGATGATCGGCAAACGACTTCTTGTGATGTACGTAAAAGGGTAGGGTTATACCACAACGGGAACACTTTTCCCCGCGTTTTCTTCCACAACGTGCACACTTACCCTCGGCCATCCGAATTACCTCTCTCCTCCAGATGACCCCCTTGCTGTTACGCCTTGCCACCCAATTGTCTGTACTTACGCCCCCCTTCCAGTTGGGGTTTTTACTCCCAGCCCACTTATCACCTCGCTTTGCGTAAGACAGTTTTTGGCGATGCTCAACCGTAAACTCTCGGCCCCTAAGGACCTCGCTTCGACTCCGTGACTTTATCCCGCAATTCCTGGCCGCATTCCATACCGTTGTTTCGCCACAGCCGAACTTGTCGGCTATCTCACGGTATGTCATACCAGCCCCGTAAAGCTCACGAAGCTTATCACAGTGAATCTTCATGCTTTTATTTTATCAAAGAGCAAAACACATGTAAAGACGTGTTAGATATGGGTCTAACAATTAAACCACATCCATCAGGTCCTCGCGATTCCCAGCCGCCTGGTAAGTCAAAGCTGCACTTGTTTGTGCCATTTGACATTACTGCTCACCAACTTATGTAGCCCTCCTAAAGAAAGCTCTAGCCGCGACCTGGTACCGATAAGCCCTTTGCACGAAGCAGGTACTCCTCCCAGTTGCCGCCCTCTTTCGCCTTCTTTAATAGTGCATCAGGATCCTCTCCCGCAGTTGACCGAGGCTGCCCACCCTTCTCAGAGTACGCACCACGCTTCTTCTGCTTGGCCCTATAATCCGCAAGTTCATCCTTATGCATAACCTCGTAAGCCGTTTCGGGATCCGGAATCCCTTTCTTATCCATGTACTCGGCCACCTTCTCCGGAATAAACTTTGGAGCTCCTCCGGTGCCGTCGTACTGCTTCTCAAGGTCCAGCATCTTCTGAACAAACTCACGCTGGGCAATCTTTCGCTCAACGATGTCCTCTGCCATTGAAATGGCCTCTTTGACCTTCAAGTAGCCCATCTCCTTGAGCGTCTTATCCGCCTGCACTAACTGTGGATCTTCCGGTCCGTCCGACTTGACCCCAGACCTCCTCAGAAATTCCGAGGCTAGATCCGGATCCTCCTGGAGCTTCTGCAACAACCGCGTTGCCTGTTCCGCCTCTTTCAATCGGTCATTGACCTCCTTGAAACGAGAATACGGAATGGTCTGCTCCCCAGACCCACCTTCCAAGTCCACATCCTCTCCCTCGTTTGCTGAGTCCTTCGTCTGCGAGATTTCCGGCTTCTCTGCCGTTGCGTCGGAAGTTCCTTCAGTGGTTTCGTCTGCGGGTACCGACCCCGCTTCAGTAGTTTCCTGCTCTACTGCACCCCCCTGGGACTCCCCAGAAGAGATTCCGGTCTGGACTTCTTCGTCCATAACTCTTGGCCGCACATTTTTACGACTTCTGTGTCGGATGCGGTCATAATTTAATTGTGGCTATAATCGCCACAAGCGAGATACAGGGCGAGGGATATACCCTGTACCTCACTCCTAGCGACTACATTACCCCCTACGGCACTTCGTTCATTCCAGGCGGCATAGAGCCACCCTGTGGAGGTGCCATTGGCGGCTCCTGAGGTCCCTGTGCCTCAGCCTCCATCATCTTCCTCTCCATCTCGTCCGTCGCGTCCTGTGATATGGGAATACCAGACCTCTCCTCCACCAGCCTTGCCTCTACCTCATCCACGTCAGGTACATCCAACGCCTCCAACAGTGTTCGCCTGTCTATATCTCCACCCGCCCTCAGCTGTAAGAGAATCTCCTTCCGAGCCTCCTTCGTGTGTGCTATCCCGCTCACCACGTTCACTTTTACCGAGGCCCTCTCCGGTATCTTGATTGCATCCTCAAGCTCAACGTCACCGTTACCAATAACCTTGTAAACCATTTCTTCACCACCAGGCTTTCTTACCTTAAAACTCTTTGATGTATCAAACTTCAAAAACCCAAGCCGTAATAATTCCTCCCCCAACTGACCAAGCGACATCTCCAGGTTATCCACAAGATCTGCAAGGTTGTTCATGTTGCTGGAAATCAACTGCTCTATCGCCACACCAGCCTTTATCCCTGCCGGAGTTCTCCCCATAAACGCCTCGTGCACCGCACCTACATCCTCTATGTACCGCATAAGGTTCTGCACAAATGTAAATACAGACTGAGGCATCGGCTTCATGTCCATCTGGTCAAACCGGCTACCTCGGCTGACCCGAATGACCTGACCGTTATCGTTGGTCACCATCTTTACGTTGGAACCCTTGTCGGTAATATACTTACCCTTTGCAAACAACACGATATTCTCAAGATTGTTTCTCTCAACATAGTTAAGAGCACGATTGAGAGGAACCAGGTTCTTCACCCAACCCTCCGAATAAATCTCCCCTGGATTAATATCAGCAAAATACAAAATAAACGGCAGCCTTGTCATATCGGTCTTTTCGTTACGTATGGGTACGTCCCCGTTCTCAGGAACCGTCACCACACGCACAAACCCGTCATCCTCCATAAACCAACCCTCGTACAACAACACACTGTCCTTGCTCTGCACCGTGTCATCTGAACCAAAATCCTGCTGCATCAGATAACTCTTGTACTCGCTGGCAGACAACTTGCTGTCCGTCTTAATCTCCTCCGTACCGTGATACTTCGGGTTCTTCTGTATCTCGCTAAGCGGCTTTCTCGTTGCCTTAATCACAAACCGACAGTTATCCACATCCCCCGCAAGATGATCAAAATACACATCAAACGGATCAGGCGTGTCTACCCAGACGTTACCCTCCCCGTCATCCAAATCCTCGTCATAGCCATACTGAAATATACCGTGCCCGTATAACAACCCATACATAACCACATTCTTAACCGCCTTCTTGATACCAAGCTCCTCATACTGAGACTCCAGAAAATACCCAAGTGCACGACCCTCGTCTACCGACAAAGACCCATAAGGTAAACCATCCACCTCCCACTTAGGCTGATACTTGGTCACGTTTGCCCGAATGGCACGAACTACCGCATATATAATGTTGATGAAAAACCGCAACGGATCACGCTCGTCCCACACGAGCCGCTTCGTCTGCGTGTTGTACTTGAGGTTATGCCAACCCCGATACCAAGCGTGATTTATCATCCACTGCTTTTCCACCCGCGGGGCACGGAAATCCTTTACCTCCTGAAACTTGTCCTTGACCTCTTGAGCCCAACTCTCCGGGGTCTTGGTCTCCTTCTTTTCCTTCTTTGCCACTGTGTCCTTCTTGCTTACTCCCTCTCTTCGTCAAGCTCTGGCATATTTTCTAAACTCACCAAGTGGTCAACCTCCGGCTCCTCATCTTTCGGCGGCTTCCCAGGTACTAAATACTCTATCTCTGAAACATCCTTCGCCTTGCTGATCTTTGTCATCTCTATACGCTCCTTGTGGTGAAGCCAGCCGTTGAAACCCAGCAAACCCACCAACCCAACTATTGCAAGACCCGATACTATCTCCATACCGTGATTATAGAACATAATGTCTTAACTACGCAACCACATTACATAATATCCTGCTCGTAACTGTCCTCCGCCATCATGTCTATTGTACCTACCGCCTCTATCGGACTACCCGTATACACATCCCGCTCTATTCTTTCAAAATGCTCCGGCCTACTCATCACAACATACCTCAGTGCATCCATGGCGTGATCAAACGCCTTCTCCGGCCTCTCGTCCCTGTTTCCCATAGAATCACGAGTCTTTGGCCAACTGTACTTGTCAAACTCACGAATGGTGTTCACGCAATTCCGAAACACCTTTATCCGTCCCTCCTTGATCAGCTGCGTCACCCGATCTATACCGGCCCCCAACGTGTTGTTCCCTGGCACTACCGGCAAACCACGCTCTTCATCACGAAGCTGGTCAAACATAGACAACTCTGGAGAATCCTGCCTCTTTGACGCACCACTTGGATCCGCAACAAACAACTGAACGTCCGACTTGGTAAGACCGTGCCTAGCCAACATCATCTCAACCTTGTCAACGACCTCCTTTGCGATCATCCCCGTTTCGTATACCTCGTCAACCACATACAACACACGATCTATGTCCTCCGCAATCAACAACGCAACCGTCGGGTTGGTCATACCAAGATCCATCCCAACAAACCAGAGATCGTCACGCTCCAACTTCTTTGCCTCTATAACGTGCTCCTGCGTAAAATCCGGATACACTAAGCCAGTAAACTTCTCAAAGCTCGCCTCGTACTCCTGCCTAAACATCTGGTCGTTCATCTCCTGTCGTGCCTTCTCCACAACTTCCGGATCTATGTGCGGGTTCTCTACCGTCTTAAACTTCCAGGCAGCATAATCATCGTTACCCTCAAGAGCAGGTTTGTAAAATGTTTCGTAAACCCAATCGTAACCTTGCGGCGTTGTCGTTATCCAGGCCTTGCCACGAGTATCTGTCAGTGCCGGATAAATGGACTCCCACGCGGTCTGGCCATGCCTGAAAAAAGAAGCCTCGTCCAACCACACCCAGTTCAATCCACGTCCACGACCCAACTTTGTCGGATCGTCAGCACTACGAAAAACTATCTGTGCGTCGTTGACCAGCTCTATACGCTTCTCAACCTTATTCCAAGACTTAATAGACTCCTCTGGCAACCACTCCATTATCATTGCAATGTTCACGTCTACAAGGTCTACGTAGGTCGGAGCCACTATCCAACCGATACTTCCAGGGTTTTTGTTCGCGTGCCATAACGCCTCAATCGTACCGGCAATAGACTTACCTCCACGTCGGCCAGCTATAAGTGCCCGAAACCGAGCACCGCTTTTATGAAACTCCTGCTGTATTACGTGAGGCTCATATACCTTCATCCGATATCACACCAATTTACGTCCAACCCCTCCATATATGAAGCACACAACGCTTGCACCTCATCCCTAGACGGCTCGCTATCCCCAATCTCTACAGACCAGCTACGATGCTCATGTGACCGCCTCCAATGCCCCCAAAACACCTCGTGATCAGAGGTTACGGCGAAAGAGTAAAGGGCCGGACCAATTAGAGCAAACCACCGGTCAAGCACGGTATTCCCCTCCGGACACAGACTTTCAGCCTCCATGAAACGGCTCTCTCCACAAATTACCGTCCCTCGGTCCACCTCCCCACTTCTTTTCAAAATACCCAAACTGCCTCTTGTAACTCAGTGCGTCTCTAGCCCACTCTGGATCTCTGTGTAGTTCTATCGTGGCACTCCGGTAATGATCAAACTGGCCGTCCTTGATACACCAATGCTCCTCCCCAGCAAGGTCTATCCGGTGCTGCATGTCGCAATCCTCCAGGTACGCAGGCTTAAAGTTTTCATCAAACCTGCCCACCTTCTCAAACAGCCGAGAATCCACCATGAAACAAGAATAATTGTCCGTCATCGTTACACGATCTACCTTGAAATTCTCAGCAACGCCTCTTTCGTACCGCGTACACCACGGACTAACCATGATGGGCCTCTTTTTCTTCATAAAACCAACCAACGCCTCCATACACCCCTCGTGCAACTCAACGTCGCCGTTTGGAACCAACACATACTTGCACCCATCCTTGAGAGCCATGTCTATACCAGTGTTCCACGCCTTGCTCACACTCTCCTGCGGAAGTATGAAGTAGAACTCGTAATCCCCCTGCATATTGATGCTCTGGTACGTGAGATAGAATAACTCCATCTGTGCCTGTGTTGTTATGTAGGGGATAAGCACAACCCCAGTCTTATCCTTCACTTAATCGGCTCCATATAAATTATCATTGCTTTCGGGACAGACTGATCCTCTGTAAGCACGTCCTTTCGGATTATGTCCCACCGACAATCCGAATAAAATCCGTAGGCGTTCCCCCTGTCGGTTCCTGGATCCAGATAATCAAAACTGTAAGTGGTAAACATCCGCTTGTGGGTCATATCATCCCAAAAGGCCTGGTGTGTATCCAGAGGAACCCTAAACACCGCCCTGCCACCCGACTTTAGCATCCGATGAAACTCCTCCATAGACCTAAGCGGATCGTCTATGTGTTCCAACACGTTTATTGCCTCTATCTCCACAAGTGAGTCGGAAGGCCACGGATACGGAAACACGTTAAGATCCCAAGCACAGTCTATGTGATCATAGTAATACGAAAAATCGTGATGCAACCAGTCGGCTCCCTTTTTCTTTGTCTTCCCCGCACCAATAACCAGCCTCTTATCTAAAAAGTTCACCCGCATTGCTCATAAACTTAGGACTTGTATAGTCAGTCTGGGATCGGGGAGTTCCCGCCAACACACGATACCGAACCCCCAAGAACTTACAGATATCCTTGTTTTTATCTGCCGGGATTCGTGATGCCATGTCGCCAATCTCCTCCAGTGTTACCTCAACGTGTGGTATCTGGGCTAATTCCGCACGAAAGAAGCGTACCATGTCCACCGACTGACGAACCTTGTACTCAAACCAATCAGGACTGACATCTACAGGAAGAGTATGGGCCCGATCCTTGAAGTGCCAACTAAGCACCCTCATCTTGTGATCCTCCCGTACCATATGAATAACCTTTAGAGACCCATCCCGTGCCTGCCTTTTTATCTCGTGCCACCCGAATGGGTCCATGTGGTAGTAGAATAGCTTGTGACATAACACCTTGACCTTGCCACGCTCTTCCACGGCTCCTTCCCTGTAATACTTACGCATATTAGCCAGCAGGTCGTGCCGACTGTAGTGTTTCATAATCTCGCTATGAGAAAATATATCGGGATGAGAGTTCAAACACTCCACCAGAAACTCCGTACCGCTTCTGGGAAGGGATATGATAACCGCCCTGGTCTTTTCATTTTCCATCTAGTAACTCCACAAACAATTTAGACAACTCCTTCGTTGACTGGTCCCACTGATCCGAAGGGAAAACCAACCCACGAATAACCTCACACAAACCGGCGTAGCTAGAATCGTACCTAATACCAAAAAACTCGTCACACCAGCCCACACCCTCCGGCATGATCACCGGCTTGCCCATACTTATCGCCTCCACTACCGGCATTGGCCCACCTTCATTCTTTGCAGTAACAAGAAGGTAATCTATACCCTCATAAAAAAGTCGCAAATCTTTCAAAGATAAATCGCTGGCCATCGGAAACCGAATGTCGGGAAACTCTGTCCTAAGCATAGGAACCCAGTGAAACCGTTTACGATCGGTGTAGTGATAGTCTCGGCCCACCACCCCTATTCGCAACGGATCACCACGAATGAACTCATCGTCAACCCCCGGACGAATTACACTTGTCTTGAGCGGATCAAGGTGTTCTGCCGTTTTCTTACACTGGGCAACGCACCAGTCACACCGTTTCGCCACCTCGTCAAACCGAGACCGCATCGGGTCCTTCTCCTCTCGGTGGGTAAAATAACACACGTCCAGACCACGCTGAGACCCGCGATAGAAGCCGTAGTTCACATAGAAGTTGACATCATAACCAGGTCTCACCCTGGTGTTCACAGTAGCATTGAGCCGCTTTGCCCAGTGTTTACTCCAACGAGGCAGGATCCAGCCACCCTCCTCAGTTACTATCTGCACCTTCATCTTTGTATTTTCTGTTACGGTTTAAGTCCCTCTCCTTGCAATACTCGGGGTAGGTCTCGTACTGACCGTGAGAGCCATCCATGTGGTTCACCTCAACACCAGGAAGCCTCAACAACTTCATACCCAAACTCTTGCCAACCGCTGACATATGACTGTCATCCAGCGAGTGCATGGTGTGCTTCTGCGGATCCATATCAAACCCCATCATAACGGCAGGAGGCATCACTAACAGTATCCCGCCAAGGTACACAACCGGTTCTACCGCCTCTGTTGCCACCACAAAAGGATCTCCGCTCGTCTCAACATTCCTGATAACTCCATGAATATAGGGATTTAACAAACACTTGCCTTCCAGTTCCTCGTACACCTTGACCATCCTTGCAAGCCAATCACCGGTCAACATCTCACAATCGTTATCTACATTGACCACCATGTCGTACTCACATACCGTATCCCGTATCTGTCGTGTCGCACCAATAATGCCACGATTCTCCCTGTTCAGAATTAACCCACGCAACTTCCGCTTTCTAAGCCACCCAAGAGAACCGTCCTTGCTGCCGTTGTCTACCACAAAATGATCAAACGGGTATCCCGCCTTCTTTAACCCGTCAAACATCTTCCGTGTGTACCCAAGCCTGTTCCACGTCAACGTGTAAATCGCTACACTAAGCATTCTTCGTACATCTTAACTAATTTCTCTGCCTGCTCCCTATACCCAGGAAGCTCAGGCCTGTCCCGCCTCCAACTGGCATACTCTTCCATCTTCTTCTGTACGTCCTCTTGCACCCCAGGGTCCACATACCCTATCCACGGACCCTCCAGATCCACGTAGGTCCTGTTACTAACCACCACGTTACATCCACACGCCGTACCCTCTAACACCGGATTCGGAAAAGGATCTTGAAACCCAATTGCCACAACACACTTGCTCCGATTATACAACCTGTTCAACTCCTCGTGACTTAACCTTCTCTGGTGAAAATCCAATCTTCCAATAGCAGCTACACGCTCAAAATAAGAACGAGAGTTCACATCGTGAGTTCCAACAAGCACACCCCTAGCCTCCAGGTTCCGCACCGCCCTGGCATACCCAATGCAGTTCTTCCTCTCAGCTATAGTGTTCACCACCATGATGTAATCTATATACCTATCCCGCCACTCCAGCTCCTCGTTAAACTCGCTACTTACCCCGTTGTGAAGATAAAACGACTTCTCCTTAGGTACCTCTATCTTGAGATACTTCTCTATCGCTTCCCTCTCCTTCTCCGAAAACATGACCAACCCAGAAGCATACTCCACCGTCTTTCTCTGTTCGTCCTCCGGAGAATCGTGAATATCAAAATGTATGGTAGAAACAACAAACGGTATCCCCTTCTCCTGGGCTAACTCACGGAAATGAGTAGTCCACCTCCAGTTAAGATTGTACGAATGAACAACATCATACCGAGACACATCCACGTCGTCTTGCTCTGTTTTACAGTCTACAGTATGACCCAACCCCCGCAACGCCTCGGCAAACCGATTCATCTTCATCCGATCACCACCATCGTTTTCGTTAGACCTGTTCCCAAAAAGTATCTTCAAACATCAATACTTGTACAACTTATCCCACACCCTCTCTGGTATGTCTTCGTTTTTCGTCCAGTCCACACCATACTCAGACAACACATCCTCGGCGTCTTCCACCCTCCTACACCCCAATAAACGACCCTCTACCTCACGACCCATTCCAACACTCAAACGAGTCTGACTACCATTCGTGTGCCATAACCACCTCTCTTCGTCCCGAAGACGAATGTACGCATACAAACGGCCACCCTGTCTTTCAATTCGTGTTAGTTTCATATCCAGTTACTCCGTCCCCAGCACGAGAGCAAAACCCGCCCGCTCTTGTTTCTAAACTTAAAAGCAGACATCTCATACTGAGGACACAACAACCGAACAAGTGGGCAGGACAAGGATTCGCACCTTGCAGTGGTGTAAACAGGATCAGCTAGAACCTACCCTCCGTAGTGCAAATAAACACCCGAAAGGCACCAGACTATTACCATGCTCTTCATGAGGATTAGCTTTTGTCTTGCGTTTACCTCTTCCGCTACCTGCCCACAATTCAGTGGATACAACCAACAAAGGTGTAGAGAGGGGCATTCTGCTATAAAAGCGAGGAATACCCCTCTCGGCGAGCCTAGCGAGGATTGTCACGTTTCTGCCGCTTCTTGCGACGATGTGCCTCTTCCTTGTTGTGGGCATTCTTAGAATGATCGTTTCTTTTTCCCACGATTAGCCTCCAGCGGTGGCTTCACACGCTCCATATAGTGCGTGAAGCAATAAAACACCTGATTAAGAACGAACACCTCCCTGGTACTTAACCTCTTACCACATACCGAACAACTGAAGTCAAAGTGACACCTTGCCATTTTCTCACCTCCTTGTAAAAGAGCCTACAGACGAACAAACTTTTGAATACTGGCTAGTATCCTACGGTTATACTCATCCGTAACCCCACGCCAATCAGGCCCGGAACCGTTTCTCCGGGTTAAACTTTCTACTACCTTCTCTGGCCTTCTGAAACAACAATACAAATACACATCACCACCAAGATGCGGCTCGTATAAATCAAACGTCAGCGATGTGCGAGGATCCTTCCAACCCCAACGATCTCCCTTGTGCCGAGTAATCGTGGCCAATATCTCCTTTGAATATTTTTCTCCCTGTGCCGCAATAGACCCCCCAGACGGAGGGCTATCCCAAGACCCACCAGCCGAATTAAGAATGCGAGTATTAAACGACTGAAAACACGTTTCCTCATTTACATTCTTTGCCAACGTATCACCCATGTTCGCTCCCGCCTGTATCAACGCTCCAGAAAGAAACGAAGTACCAGAGCGATGCATACCTAACACCACATACGTCTTAGGCTCGTGATTCTGTATGAGCAGTGCCAATTAGTCACCCTTCTTAAAATCAGATGTAACAAATATCCCAGCCGTAA